ACAGAGACTGTGCCTGTCACGGACCCAGTTACGACGACGCTTCCAGAAACTACAACTTCTTCCGTACCGACCAGCACATCGCTAGCACCAGAGCCGACCATGCCAGAACAATCAACAACGTCGACATCTACGACCACCTCGACGGTGCCTGAAACCACAACCACCACAGAATACGTATCCCCACCAGTAGCGCAACCACCTGTAGTGGTTGAGCCTGAACCCATAGAAGAGCCAACCACAGAAGATACGGAACCCATCCAAGAGCCTGAAGAAGTAGTTGAAGAAACAATCCCATTGGAACCTCCAGACACAGACCCTACTGTTGAGGCGGAAGATACCCTACCGTTTGTCGAAGAACTGCCAGATGACACTACCCCCACAGAGGTGTTACCTGATGAGGTAACAGAGGAGACCATTCCTCTTGAGGAAACCCCAGTTGAGGAACTCAACGATGAGGAGTTGTTAACCGCAATTGAGTCAATTGAGGAAGGTATGGAAGTTAGCGAAGAACTGGCTGTGGCTGTAGCCCAAAGCGCAGAGGTGGTGGCATCCCTTTCCTCCGAAGAGGCTACTGCTGTGTTCGAAGCCATTGAGGTAGATAATCTTTCCGAGGAAGAGGCACAAGCCATCGTAGAGGCTGTGCAGGATGCACCAGCCGAGGTTCGTGAAGCCTTTGAAGAGGAAATTAACATCTTTAGCCCAGGCTTTGACAACTACGTTCCACTTGGTAGCAATATCCCCGTAAGTACCCGTAGAACCCTTATTGCTGTTGCTGCTGGCGCAGCCATTGCTGCTGCAGGTACCCGCAGACCGTAACGAATGCACCTAATGGTGTGAAGAAGATTCTTTCCGAAATCCATGCATTGACTTGGACACTAGCCGGCACTGGAATGGTGCTTATTACGTTGTCTGGTCAAACTAAGACATTGGGTTGGGGAATTACCTTTATCGCAATACTCATACACCTACTGGGTGTTTACTTCAAGGAGAATGATGAATAAGGCAAAAGATATTGCTGGCCGTATTGTTGCACTGTTTCTGACTAACGCCCTCGGCGTTGTCACTGGTGCTGCAGTTATCGCCCCCGACTTGGAAGTCTGGAAGTCAGCGTTGATTGCTGGTGCAGTCTCAATTTTCAAGGTTGCCGAAGGTCTTGCCAAGGCAAGCATCGACGGTGTATTGACCAAGGATGAAATTGATGCAGCCTTTGGTGCAAGCCCAAAGAAGATTGCAGCCAAGAAGGCAGCCCCTAAGAAAATCTAATGGAACTTACAGACCTTCTCAACGAGAAGGAGTGGCGTAAGTGCAAAGGTAGTGAAGAAGCAACCACCGAGGAATTGGTGGCTGCTTTTTCGCATTTCTGTTCCACCTATTGGACTATCCGCCATCCTGAGCGTGGGCGTATCAAGTTTGTCTTGCGTGAAGCGCAAGAGGAGACCGTCCGTGTGTGGATTGACGCACGATATAGCATCGTGCTCAAAGCCCGTCAGATTGGATTCTCTACTCTTGCTTCTGCGTTTACATTCTGGGAAACATTCTTCTGGTCTGACCGTTTTACGGTAATGCTCTCACGCACGGAGCGTGAAGCATCCAAGTTGCTGCAAAAGACTAAGTATGGCTACAAGATGTTGCCACCTTGGATGAGAGTTCGTGGTCCAGACTTGCTGTCTGATAACCAACTAAAGATGGTGTTTGCAAACGACTCCTCTTTGGAGTCTTTGCCATCAGGCAACGACCCTGCTCGTGGTGAAGCGGTATACCGTGTGGTAATCGACGAAATGGCGTTCTTGCCTAACCCTGATGAAGCATGGGCATCTATTGAACCAATTGCCGACGTAGGCGGTCGTGTTATCTGTTTGAGCACAGCCAATGGTGAGGGCAACATATTCCATACGCTGTGGGTTGGTTCACAGAACGGAACAAATAGATTCCAAGGAGTATTCTTTCCTTGGTCTGCTGGAGACCGTGACGAAGCATGGTACGAAGCCAAAAAGCGTGACCTCCCAGACTGGCAGTTAGCACAAGAGTACCCATCAGACCCAGAAGAAGCCTTTATCCGTTCTGGTCGTCCTGTGTTCGACTTAGAGGCAATCCGTGCGATTGAACCGATTGACCCAGACCGTGGATACTTGAAGAAGGGCTACGGAAAGAATGTTTACAACTTCATTCAAGATGGTGGTGCTTTGGCAGTTTGGGATTTCCCAAACCTGCACGAAAACTATGTCATTGGTGCTGACGTTGCAGAAGGTCTTGGTCATGGTGACTACAGTTCAGCCCATGTGATTTCTGCGGACACAGGAATGATGGTTGCCCACTGGCATGGACACGTTGACCCTGACTTGTTTGGCGAAGAGATTTTGTCTGCCTTGGGTTACTACTACAACCACGCCTTGATTGGCGTGGAGTCCAACAATCACGGTTTAACTACCATCAAGGGTCTGCAAAGGATTGGTTATCGGAACACCTACCGACAGCGCAAGATGAACGCCAGGAATCCCGTGGCTAGTGAGACAATGGGTTGGAGAACGACCTCGGTATCCAAGCCATTGGCAATTGACGAGTTGAATGCAGCAATCCGTGATGAGGGTATTTCCATTTATGATGCTTTGACCATGGCTGAGTTACGCACATTTGTGCGTGAGTCAAACGGCAAGATGCATGGAAGTCCACACGACGACAGGGTGATGTCGTTGGCAATCACAAATCAGATGCTAAAGTATGTCTGGCTTCCCGAGTATCGTTTCGACCCAGCACCTCCAAGAAATACTTTGGGGTGGTGGGAGCAATTCATTATCAAGGAAAAAAAACCAAAGAAGACACCAATCGGTGCTTTTAATACAAGAGAGTAACGAATCAACCTTATATCTATGAAGAACTTTCGCTGTCTAGAGTGTTTAACCGAGTTTGAGGCTGATGAACTGCCTCGCCGTGGCTCATATTGTTTCAAATGCCATATTCGTACAATCAATCTCGGTTTCACTTATGGTCAAGAAGATTTCCACGGACCAACAGTCCGTGAACGTGCTAAAGAACAAGAGCGTCTAGCGGCTGAAGCCGGCATCAAAGCCGAACCTGTCGGAAGCAGGTGGGTGTGACATGGATGCAGTCTGGGTTCCTATCGTCGTGGCGGTCATCACAGGACCAGTCGTGGTGGTACTACAAAAACTCAGAAAGGAAAATACGCAGCAACATGAGGAGGGCAGGGATTTGCTCAAACTTGTGGGAATTAAAGTCGACAAAATCGGAAGCAAACTTGACCAACACATCGGCTGGCATCAAGGAAAGAAAGAGGACTAATGGCTAGGACATCTAATTCCGAATACATTAAACGATATCGAGACAGGATTGAACAGTCACGCCGTTGGAGGCGTGAAGAGCGCTACGACGATTTGTGGTCACGAATGATTGACATGTATCGTGGCAAGCACTACAAGGCAAGCACAGAAGAAGACCAGTTGCTGGTCAATGTGGCTTTTGCAACCATCAACGTAATCGCTCCTGGAGTTTCTGTTAACTATCCAAAGATTACTGTTAATGCACGAAAGTATGAAGATGCTCCACGTGCTGTTGTGACCGAAGCAGTTGTCAACTATTGGTGGAGACACTACGAGTGTCAAAAAGAATTCCGCCGTGCTGTCAAAGACATGCTTATCTGTGGACATGGATGGTTAAAGACTGGTTATCGTTTTGTTGAAAAAGAAAACGATTATTACGAGAACTCAGATGAGTTGGCGTCTGCTGCACCAGAATCAGTCACAGAAAGCGAATTGGTCATTACTGAAGACCGCCCATTTGTTGAGCGCATTTCAATATTTGATGTGTTTGTTGACCCAGATGCAACTTCAATGTCTGACATAAAATGGATTGCTCAACGAGTACGCAGGTCACTCAAGGATGTAAAGAAAGACAAGCGTTACAACTCAACAGCAAGAAATGAAGCAGCACCATCACACTATTCCAAGTGGGGAATTGATGACTTCCGTGGCAATCTTCGTCCTCGTCGAAACGAGGGCGATGATGATGCCTATGTAGAGATTTGGGAATACTACGACATTGACAGAAACATGATGTCGGTGTTCTGTGATGGAAGCGACAAGTTCTTGGTTGCACCAATCAAGATTCCTTTTGCATTCGGACATCCTTTTGTAATGCTCCGTAACTACGACGTTCCCGACTATTTCTACACCATGGGTGAACTTGAAGCAATTGAACCATTGCAGATGGAACTTAACCAAACTCGTACACAGATGATGAACCACCGCAAGAGGTTCTCACGCAAGTGGTTGTATAAGGAATCTTCGTTTGACGCTGACGGTCGTTCTGCCCTGGAATCTGACGAGGACAATGTTTTGGTTCCTGTTATTTCCGAAGACTCATTAAACAACGTTGTTGTCCCAATGCCAGCGGTAATTAGCCCACCAGAGTTCTACAACCAATCAAATCTCATCTCTTCTGACATTGACCGTGTATCTGGTGTATCTGAATACCAGCGTGGTGCAATGCCAGAAATTCGTCGCACAGCGACTGAGGCTGGAATCATTCAAGATGCCGCCAACGCTCGCTCTGCTGACAAATTGGCAATCATCGAACGTGCTATTGGAGATTGTGCTCGCAGACTCGTAATGCTTGCACAACAGTTTATGACTGGTGAGCAAGCAATTAGAATTATTGGTTCAGAGTCAAAGCAAAGTTGGGTGAACTTTGACAGCGATTACCTTCAGGGTGAGTTCGACTTTGAGGTTGAGGGTGGTTCAACCCAGCCAGTTAACGAATCGTTCCGTCGTCAAATGGCAATGCAGGTTGTTGATGCAATGGCACCGTTTGCCAGTGCCGGTATTGTTGACATGCCAAAACTGGCTAACTACGTGCTTCAGTACGGTTTCGGCATCAAGAACGCTGCCTCCTTTGTTATGCAGCCAGAGTTGCCACCAGAGCCAATTACGCCTCAAGGAGTTCCTGAACCAATGGAGGGAATGCCTCCACAGGGAATGCCAGAAGGCATGCCAGGGGGCATGCCACCAGAAATGGGTGGTGGTTTACCACCAGAATTGGCACAATTGCCACCTGAAGTATTAGCCCAATTAATGCAACAATTGCAGGGTGGCGGAATGCCACCTCAGGGAATGTAACGATAAAAACATACTAGTAGAGCAACCTTGGAGGACTCGAACGAATGAGCGATATAAATAGCAATGAAGTCAGTACGGAAGCAACCCCAGAGTTAGAAAGCAATGGACAAGTTGAAGAAGTTTTAGATGTAGTTGAAAGTCTTACTGAAGAGCAAATTGATTTGCTCCCAGTTGACGAATACGGAGACAAGTATGTTTCTGTGTCTGTTGGTGGGGAAGAGGTCAAGGTGCCACTCAAAGAGGCGCTTTCTGGATACCAGCGTCAAGCGGACTATACCCGCAAGACACAGGAACTCAGTGAGCAACGGAAACAAGTACAATTTGGTGCTGCTTTGCAGGAAGCCCTGCAGAATGACCCGAATGGTACTTTGGCACTGCTTTCACAGCACTATGGTGTTGCACAGCAACCCTCTGAAGAAGAGGAACTGTACATGGACCCAGTGGAGAAACAGTACCGACAGTTAGACCAGCGTCTAGCGGCTTTTGAACAACAAAAGGCGATGGACCAGTTGGAGAAAACTGTTCAGTCTCTGCAAACACGATACGGCTCGGATTTTGATGCCAATGAAGTTGTAGCCAAGGCTCTTGCCATTGGCTCTTCGGATTTGGAAGCAGTTTACAAGCAAGTGGCGTTTGACAGGTTGTATGAGGACGCTTTGGCTGTTCGCCATCTTCGTGAGAAGAAGGCTCAGGAACAGACACAAGTTACTCAGGCAAAACGTCAAGCATCAGTTGTAAGTAACGGCTCATCAGCATCTAGCGCCGATGTATCGGCTAAACCAATCACATCATTGCGAGATGCCTACGAAGCCGCAAAACGGCAACATAGCGTCTAGCATTTAACCCCAAGGAGAAAATATCATGGCCGCAAACGCCAACTTTGATGCGCTTCTGTCCACAACCCTTGCTAACTACCGTTCGCAATTGACAGACAACGTATTTACTGCCCGCCCACTCACCTACACCTTGATGGACAAGGGTCGCATTCGTATGCTTAACGGCGGTACGAAGATTGTTGAACCACTCATCTACGGTCAGAACTCAACTGTTGCTTCATACAGCGGTTACGATTCGCTTGCCTTAACCCCACAAGAGGGTATTTCGGCTGCTGAGTACGACTGGAAGCAGTACGCTGCTTCTATCGCAATCAGCGGTATCGAAGAAGCCAAGAACAACGGCGAACAAGAAATTATCAACCTTTTGGAAGCAAAGATTATGCAGGCTGAAGAGTCCATGCGTGAATCTTTCAACCAGATGTTTTTTGCTGATGGAACTGGCAACAGTAGCAAGGACTGGAACGGCCTTGGCAACTTGGTTGAGTCCGGCAACACCGTTGGTGGAATCAACTCAGCAACTTCAGGCAACGAGTTCTGGCGTTCATATGAAGAGAACACCGCAACTGCTTTGACTCTTGCTCAAATGTCAACTGCATACAACAGCGTTTCGGTTGGCAATGACCACCCAGACACTTTGTTGACAACCCAGACGTTGTTTGAGAAGTACGAAGCATTGCTTCAGCCAAACCTCCGTTACACGGACACCAAGACTGCAGATGCTGGATTCCAGAACCTGTTGTTCAAGGCTGCTCCTGTAATGTACGACGTACACTGCACCGCAGGCGTGTTCTACTTCCTCAACAGCAAGTACATCACTTTGGTTGGTCACTCCAACAAGTGGTTCTCGCAGACTGAGTTCATTAAGCCAGAAGACACCGATGCTCGCTATGCGCTCATCATGTGCTACGGCAACCTGACAGTACGTAACCGTGCCAAGCAGGGCAAACTCACGGCAAAGACCGCCTAAGTTAACTAACCTAAAAGGAGAATGAAATGCCACTATTAGCAAATGACACAGACGGTGCTGTAACACGCAAGCGTCTTGAAACATGGGCAGCAAAAGAAGAGAAGGTAACTGTTGTTGCCGCTACTGATGCTGGAACAACACAGTCAGCAGCAACTCTTGCTGGTGCAGCGCAGGTTGTTTACACCATGACCCCAACATCGGGTCGTGCGTTGACAACCCCAACTGGTGCGGAACTTGGTGCAGCGTTTACAGATGAGGGTGTCGGTTCAAGTTTCCGATTCTCAGTTGTAAACCTTGCTGCTTCAACCCATGCAATTACATTGACAGCAGGTGCTTCGGGAGTGACCCTTGTGGGTTCAGCAACCGTTGCAGCAGCATCGTCAGCGTCGTTCGTTGCAGTATTCACTGCAGCAAACACGGTAAGCATTTACCGAGCATAAGTAATCTGAATCGGGGGGTGGAGGCCACACTCCACTCCCCTTTTCTCTAAGGAGAATCATGCCAGTAAAGTATCGAATTCTTGACAGCCATGCGAGTGCAACTCCAAAGGCTGGAACAACAACTTCAACTTACCCAAAACGTAAATCAAGTAAATCATCCAAAAAAATTAAATCATCTAGCAAAGGAATGTACTAATGGCAAATCCAAATCGAATGGTCAGGTCAACTGGTGGGGCTGCACGAAATGCAATCGGCAAGGCTTATGTAAAGCCAAAGATGGCTGGCACATCTGCAGCAGGTGCAGGTAAGCGTGGTATTCGTGACATTGCCAAAGGCGCTGCTCCCAAGGGTCCAGGCAAGGATGGTAAGTACAAGCCAGGCGACATGTTCCGTTCTGGTCGCATTGTGCAACCAAGCGTTGCGCCAGGTAAGTCAAAGTCTAAGCCAAAGATGAACGGCGCTGCTGCAAAAGCAGTTGCCGCTGGTCGTGCAAAAGCAGCAAGTCGTGCAAAGACAAATGCAGCAGGCAGAGGCAAGAGTGCTTCGCAGGATATGAACAAGCGTCCAGTAAAGGCTCTTTACAAGAATAAATAATTGTTAGTTACCTTCGCAGGTAACAAACAAGGCTATTGGTATATGAAAAATGCCAAATTAGCACATTCAATGTACGGACAGCCTGTGGCTGGTATCCGACTTGCCCCGACAGCGGGTGCCAAACTGGCACCACCTTCTGCGCCCTACATTGGGCGCAATCGCTGTATAGCCAACGACGATACCTGTGAAGGTCCGAAGGCACGGGGCACTGATTTCTGTATTGGACATCTACGTTCTAAAGGCGAGGCTAAATGAGCATTACCCTTACACAACTCCGTACACAAGTCAGGAACATGGTTGACTTAGACGAAACCGACCTTCCAGACAGCATTGTTGACCAGTTCGCTCGTGAAGGCTTTCAGCGCATCTACTCACTTGAGCGCAGGTGGCCGTATTTACAGGAGACTTACACATTTAACACGGTTGCTAACCAGCGTGAATACACCATTGCCACCATCGGTGATATTCGAGAAATCATTTCTGTTGTAGATACGAGCACCTCGGGTGCTCGGTTAACTTTGATTCCATATGACAACGCCGAAGAAATTTGGCTTGGGAACACAGATGTTCCCAGCCGACCGTACTTCTTTTCTTTCTGGGATAAGAAGTTGCAGTTGTGGGCTAAGCCTGATGCAATTTACCCAATCACTGTTCGTGCTTATCGTAACCCTGTATATACATGGCTAACGAACACAAGCGAGGCAATTGACCTTGATGAGTGGTTCCATGCACTGCTTCCCTACTTTGTGATTGCAAGGGTCTACCAGCGTCAAGAAGACTCTGATTTGTCTGCCATGTACATGCGTTCATTTGAGGAAGGCGTTGGACTTGCTCGCCGTGACTTGATGAAAGCATCAAGCGCACAGCCAGTTATTATGTCTGCTGGTCGCCAGTATCCAACTATGCGTCGCTGGTTGCAGACGCTTGGGGCGACACTTGGACAATGAGTGCCGTATCTGTTGAACGCTACGACGACTTCACTGGTGGTCTAAACCTTCGGGCTGACCAATTCCAGTTGAAGCGCAATGAGTCACCCGACATGTTAAATGTCGAGGTTGACCCACGTGGTGGTTTGTTTACTCGTGGTGGAATCCGTGAGATAAACTCAACAGCAATTACTGGAACATGGAACCCACACAAACTGTATGCGTTTCCTGGTGCAACACCGCACTTGATGTTGGCTAACCACACAAAGGTGTACAAGTCAACTGGTGGAAACTTTACCACCTTGCAATACTCATCCGGCAATGATGTGACTGCAGCACAAACTCATGGTTCGTGCATGGCTGCATGGGGTAAGACTTTGTATCTAACAACTGGTACCGCAGGTAGTGGTGGTTATTCTTGGATTACCACAGATACATACGCTACTGCTTTGACTGCTTCTGGTTCGTCTCCCCATGCGTGGCAGACTACACCAAGTTCATCAGAACATAAGATGCCAACTGCAGAACACATCATTGTTCATGCGAACAAGATGTTTGTTGCGAACACAACAGAGGCTGGTGTGTCACATCCTAACCGTGTTCGTTGGTCACTTGAATCAATCCCAGACAACTGGGATGAAGATGACTACATTGATTTCGAGGGTGGTGGAGAAGGCATTACTGCTCTTGCTGTTGTTAGCGGCCAACTCGTAGTATTCAAACAAACAGCAATGTTTGTTGTATATGGTTATGACTCGACAGACTTCAGGGTTGTTCAGTTGTCACCACAACTTGGCGCTTTGATGCATGAACATATCGCTGTGGCACCTAACGGTGTTTATTTCTTTTCCCATCCACAGGGATTGTATTTCTACAACGGAACACAAGTAATTGATATTTTTACAAACCTAAAGTCGATGTATCCAGATGGCTACATCAACTCAACAGCAGACGACCAAATAAGTGTTTCTTACGTCAATGAACGTGTTTGGCTTTCAATGCCATTTTCTAAAATAACATCTGTTGACTATCCAGCCATCTCTTTTGTGTACGACCCAACAATTAATAATGGAAGTTATGTTGCACATAAAACAGCAGATGGTTATGGTCTAATCGGTGGAACCGATTGGACTAATGCTTCTGGTGAATCTAAACCATTTATGATTCATCCAGTCCTTCCTCGTGTTGTTGAAGTTGATGTTTACGCAGAAGAAAAAGATTTAATTGCAACCGTTGAATCAAACTTTGATTCATATTACCGAACTGGTTGGGTTGATGGTCGTTCTTATTCAATGAAGAAGATGTGGCGTAGACCAGACTTTGTTGTCAAACAAACAGACACCGCAAGACAAATAAATGTCAAAGTATTTCACAACTTTGAAGAAGCAGTTGGCAACGAAAGAAAAACATTTAATATTTCACTTGAAGCATCTGCCGGTGGAATGCTCTGGGGTGAGGGATACTGGGGTTCTGGTGAATGGGGTGTTCAGGCTGCTGGAGCACAGGTTATTCGTGGCTCTAATCTTGGTTTAGCACGTGCCGTGCAATTGCTGTTTACTGGTCCAATTGGTTTGTTCTGGGGTATTGACAGCATTGCTTACAAATTTAATACACGAAAGGTTACTGGATAATGGCTATTACTATTCCACACAGTTTTACTAACGGAACAATTGCGGAGGCTTCTGAAGTCAATGCAAACATAGATGCAATTGAAAACTATGTTAATGGTTTGTCCGATGGAACAAATATTGATTCATCTGCAATCACTGCAGCAAAACTTGCTATCAATGCTGTAACAACAACCAAGATTGCTGACGGCTCTGTTACTGAAGCAAAGTTAGAAACAAACTTGCTTCAATCTGATTCGGTAATTATTGCAGGGCAGGTGTTTGGGTGAAAGAAGCACTTCACATTCCCGCAATCACTGCATTGTCTTCTGTGGATGCTACGGCTATCCGTCAGATTACCTTGTCTTTGGTTGAGGCAATTGAGGACATCAAGAAAGAGGTGGAGACTCTAAAGAGTCGTCCACAGACCAGTGCGTACACAAGGCAAAGGAACGATAGATAATGGCTTACGACCCAAGTATGTTCGAGGCACGACGTCGTGGACTAATGGAGAATTACTCCACAACTGGTGCTGCGAATCTATACAGCAACTTCCGTACTAGGCAACTTGGAAACAGAAACCTTGCCGACCTGCGTCAAGACTTTGAAAAGGCAGCACCAAGGGTTGTTGCTGCTTACGGTGAAAGGAACTTGAATGCACCAAACATAAAGTCTGGTGCTTTTGCAAGAGCAATGAAAGAGTTTGCACAGAACAGAATCAAGCAGGAATCTCGTGCACAACAGGACTTGGCTCAGGGAGACCAACAATTCAATTTGGGAATGGCTCAACTTGGCTCTGGATACAAAAGTAGTTTGGCAGATTTAGAAGCAGATAAGGCAAGAGAAATTGAGCAGACTGCTGCCGATTTGATGAGACTAAGGAGTGGTTACTAATGGTTAATCCGAACACAATGGGTAAGAGCAAGGTTCGTACATACGAGCCGTTGCTTAATCGCAAACCAGCAGGACAAGTTGTTGCTACCGCACCAAAACCACCCGTTGGCGGTGCCATGACCGCTATGAGTCGTGAACCTGCTTTGAACAGAATTGGTCTAAGTCCGACTGTTGCTCCAACAACATACACAACCAAAGCAATGCGTGACGCTAAAATACAAGAAGAGGTAGATAAACAGTACGGACAAATTTTTGGTGCTGGTTATGGTGGTGCTGGAGTTGGTGGAATACAAACACCCTTTCAGCAAACACTTGGACTTCTTGGCAGTTCCGGTGGAGGTGGAGGTGGTGGTGGTATGACCGCAGCGCAAAAAGCAGCGTTGCTCGGTGCAGAACTTGACCGTGATAAGTTCAACTACAGCAAAGAACAAGACGCTGTTGCTTTGGCAAAACAACAACAAGCACTTCAACAAATGCAGAATCAGTTAAACACTGGTGGGTACCGTGGAAATATTGACAAGTTACTTGAACTTATTTCTGGAATGGAAACAACTGGACAGGGAAATATACAAAGCGCATACGACACCTCTGTTGGGAATATTGGTCAGGGATACGATGCGGCAAGTGGTTTAATGAACACTGGATACAACGCAGTTGATGAATACTTACGGCAGAATCCAAACGACCCATACGCTAATCTAACTGCCTCGACTGTGAACGTAACAAATCCCATGGAACAGTTTTTGCAGGCGTATGGTGTGTCTAGCCCAGATATTCAGGCACAAGTTGCCGCAGAACAACTTTCCGCCAATCAGGGTTCAAACGCTTATAACGACTTTGTTAAGATGTTGAGTGGTGCCTCACAGCAGTCCGACAAGTCACGACTTGCCGAAATGCTGATGGCACGGAACATGGGCAATGTTGGTCTAGGTCAGCAACGTGCTGCTTATCAGTCTCAGGCTGCCAACCAACAACAGCAGGCAATGGCTGCTCTACAGCAACAGATTACTCAGGCTCGATTCGAGCAGGAGTCCGCAGCAGGAAACAGGCAGCAAGATTTGATAAATCAAATTATTGCTGCTGGTGGTAATCCAAACCCACCTGCCGCACCACAGTCTCCAGCAGGCGGTGGCTCTCTGGTCTCTCCAGATGTACTGGCACAACTCCAAGCAGAACTCGGTGGTATGAATTTCGGAAACATCTTCGGGTAACGAAAGGCATATAGAGTATGGCACCACAGCAACCAGTTAACCCTAATTTCATGACAATGCTGCCTATTTTGGCTCAGTACATGAACCGCAAGGGAGGGGCCAATTCTGGTGATATGTCCAATATCTTCAACGAGTTAATGGGTCTGATGTCCAATTCGTACACACCTCCATCTGAGATTTCCGATGAGGAAATCCAGCGTATCTACGCTCCACAGACCAACGCAGTCAGGGGCAGCGATGACCCCATCCTTCAGGGAATATTGGCTGACATTGAGTCTGGTACTCCAGCCTTGAAAATCAAAGAAGCAATCCGCAAGGGTGTTTACGAAACTGGCAATATCAAGTTGTCGACCCCAGAAGACCTCAGCATGTATGACGGATTGGTTGATGACTTGTACTCCGAAAAGAAATCTGTTGACCAAGAGCGTTATAAGATTGCGAACAAAGAGACAATCTATGAGAAGTATGGTCTTCCAGACCCGAACGAACAGTTTGACCCACAACAGTTGTTCCCAGATGTGTACGCAGGTTTAGATGAACAAGAGGCTGTAGCAAAACAGGGTGTTGATGCTCGCACGAAAGCAATTAGGGATAAGTACATGCCCAAAAAGGGTTCAGAACCTTATAGGCGTAGTCTTTCTTTGGAAGACCTTGCAAAAGGAAAAGGGTTTGGCTACACAGACTTTGCCTCTGGCAAAGTTGATAAGTCTTTGTTTCCTAAAGCAAAAACCACAACAGACATTCAGGGTTACAAGACACTTGCAAATCAACTTAATCAATATGCTAAGGGTAAGCCGGTGCTTGATGCACAGGCTACATCTGATTCTGGTAAAAGTGTTTTCTTTAATGATGAAACGTACAGAAGGAAACTTGCAGAACTTGAAGATATGAGTGGACTTAAAATTGCCTCTCCACTTTCAATGACCAAAATGTCTAGTCAAAAAGAAAAAGGCAATAAAGCAAAAATGAACTACGAGATGGAACTTGCTGGTGCTCCAGCAACCAACTTGAAAGTTGGTAACACTGGAGGTGCAGTAACTGACCTTGGTGTAGACAATCTTCGTGACCCAGTATTGCAACAACAAAAAATTAAAGAATTGCTTACGAAGAGAGTTCAGGAAGGTTTGGCAGCAAGAGGAGAAACACCGTTCAATCAAGCGTTACTTAATAGAATCGTATTGAACACATCCATGGGCAAGTAATGGCCACACAACAAGATTTACTTAACGCACTTCAGGGGCTAACACAGCAGTCCTATACACGCTCTGCTCCCACGCAGATGCCCAGCGTTGCCCCAACGGGTCGAACGGCTACGCCACCTGCTGCAGCATCCAGGTTTCCTACCCTTACATCAACTATCGCAGGCGCACCACAAGTTGGTGGTTCGCCCGCTGTACGTATGAAGTCCAATCAACTTACCAACTACGCAAAGCAACAGTCGGTTAGTTATCCAAAACTTACAGACCAAATCAACAGCGCTGCCGCTGGCAAGAGTGAACCATCTGGTGCGCTTGGAGTTCTTGGGAACATACTCAACAACCCAGTTGCCAAGGTGGCACTTGCACCGTTGATGGTTCTTGACACTGGTCGTCGTGCAGTAATCTCTGGTGTTCGTGAGGTGGCAGATATTCTTGACACCGATAAGAACACGAAAGCATCTTTGGGTGATTGGTTCAATCAAACCAAAGATGTAACCTACGGATTTGGTACAGCATTCCCGATGAAGGGAAACTGGGGTAGGGCTGTTGGTTTGTTTGGTGACTTGGTTCTTGACCCAATCAACTGGTTGACACTCGGTACTTCAATACCAGCAACCGCTGCCCTAAAGGTTGGTGCTACGGCTAAGGGTATTGCAAGTAAGGCTGTTGTTGAAACAGCAGAGGAACTTGCTGCTCTTGGTCCAGCGTACATAGAGCGAGCAGTAGCAAAAGAAGTTGCTGCAGAAGCAACACGTGTAGCAAGTGCTCAAGAGGGAAGGAAACTTAGGGCTTTAATCGGTAAAAGAATTACTGGTCGTACATCTCGCACCAATCTTGCCGGCCTTGCCGACAAACTTGGTGCTTCGCCAGAACTTGTTCAAGATGTTGCAAAACGAGGAAGAGTTGCTCTTGATAGCACTGTTGAGGGTCAGGAACTTGCAGCAAAGATTGGTCTCAAAAAAACTGGTTTGTATATTGCGGGCACACAAAAGAGGATTCCATTCACTGGTCCAGTTGCTGAAGCAATTCAGACTGGTCTAGTTTCCTCTCGTGTCGGCATCATGGGTAGCCGTCCTTTGGAATGGCTTGCAGAAAACTTTATGCCCAAGGGAACATCGGCATCTAGGAACATGACTGAACTTCGTCGTGGTCTTGCAACTGGCAAGATGTACATTGATGGAAGATTGCAGAAGATGGACCCACAGATTGCTCGGTGGGCTGTTCGTCTTGAGGGTGCAGACCAAGCAGCAAGAAGTTTGCAAGCACAGATGCTTGATAGTTATGCAAAGATTGTTGCACCATTGCTTGAAGAACCAGATGTTAAGGCTGTTGGTGCAGACTTCTACAAGTTCTTGGACACTCCAGAGTTCAAGCCCAATGGTGCTTTGAACTGGCCACGCCAGTTATCCCCAACCGAAAGAACTGCATACAATAAACTTCGTGCAGCATTTGAGGGTTGGCGGGTTGACATTGAATCCAAGTATCAACTGGTAGACCCAAACTTCCAAATGAAGGGTATCAAAGACTACCTGCCTCACCTTATGACAGATGAAGCACGTGATTGGATTAACAGCATGTCATCCGCAAGAGCGGAAGACATCTTGAAGTATCTCAAGGTAAACATGACAGACCCGACTGCATCGTTTCAGTCACGAAATCTTGTCAAGGGCGCAGAGTTTTTTGGAAAGACATTGACCGAAGAAGATGTGCTCGGTGGTCTTGACACACTGAACAAGATAGCACGTGAATCGAATCGTGGTTTCAAGGGACAGTTCTTTGAAACAGACATCAACAAGATTATGCAGAAGTATGGTGAGCACTTTTCTTCGCAGTATGGAACTGCGGAGTTTATGCGTATTGCCAAAGAGGGTGGAATGCTTTCTGAATCTGTTGCAATGGGTTCGGTCACAAAGGAATGGATTAGGTCAATTGCTGACCACGCCAAGATGCTTGAGGGTGCAGTAACTGAGGCACATGCTGAAATGGCTTTGGCTGGAAGAAATGCGCTGGGAGCAGTAAAGTTGCACTTGGATTCAATGGCTGCAGAAACTGGTCAAGTTGGAAAACAACTTGATGAGTTGCTAAAGCAGGCCAAACAAGTTGGAACCCCAGAAGAAAGACTTGCTGGTATTCGCAATGCCAAAGAGTTGATGCTCAAGGCATTCAACGACAGGGCAAAAGCATGGAATGCTTTCAAGGATTCCCTTGATGGGCAGACACATGTTATCGATGTGCTTAACAAAAGTATACAGAACTCTCAAGATACATACGATGAGTTGATGAAGGCTGTTGACGATTTGGTCAACAACTATTCAGAGCGATACTCAAGGATGGGTGTTGGACTAACAGATGCTCCTGGACAAGCACAAGTTGTTGTTGGAACTGGTGGAGAACTAATTGCAAGTGGTGATGAGGTTGCTGAACTAATCGGAAGAATGTTGACACCAGAAGAAAAAACAACTATTAAGTTGCTCACCGAAAAAACAAAAAACAAAACAATCACACCAGACGAAACAGTAATCCTTAATTCTCTCAGCAATAAGGTTGATGCAAAACTAACAACCGTTGATGAACTCATCAAAACACTTGATAGGAAGATGGAGGCTGCCGCTGCAGCGTTGAAGGACTCACAAGACCAGTGGAATAAAGTTATGCAGTTGCACAACTTTATGGACAACATTATTGCTGGAAAGATTGACATAACAAGTATTGATGGTTCTGATGTTTACGATGAAATTCTTGATGCAATAAGTTACGATGGCAAAAGGGCTAAACGCCTACCCGCAATGAATGCGTTAAACATTAGGAAAGTATGGGGAGCAAAAGAACTTAAGGATATTCCTTTAGAACTAAAACAACTGAAGTCCATACTCGACCCTGACGGTCTTGTGTCCGCAGAAATGTTGTCAAGAATAAAGATATCAGATATACGCAAGCGTTTGGCCAAGCCGGCAGTTACACCAATTGACCTACGTGAACTTCGTGAAGCAGGTATCTGGTTGGTTGTGCGTGACGTGCTAAGTGATTCAGAACTTGCTGGACAGTTGGTAAAAGGATTCCAAGAAGCGTCAACAACTGGTGCAACTCAGACAAGGTTCTCCAACCTTGTTGAGTTGTTGCGACAGGCTGATGCAACAGAGAAATACATTTTTGGTGAGATTGGAGACTCTGGAACAATTGCATATAACAGGTCTGTTCAAAAACTTGCGAACCTAGAGTCACAACTAGAACAACTTGATGAAATTTCCACAACATTCGAAATTGATGGCCAAATTGGTTACTTTGGTGATATGGATGAAAAGAAATTAGCCAAATTAAACGAAGGAAGAAAATTAGTAGAAAAAAGAATTACTTCAGAAAAAAAACTACAGGAAAGACTATCTTCTAGATTAAATCGACATGACATGTCTGCACCACAAACAGCAGTAACGCTGAATGGTGTTAGGGATGTTATGGCGGATTTGTCATCTGGTATATCTGAGTACTACTTACACCGTGAAACCGTGCACAACTTTAAGCGATTGATGCAGACACTTGATTTGTTCGGAGTTGCACCAACAGAAAATATGTACAACGCAATTCTTTCTGCGGTTGCTAAGCCTGAACTTGACGCTGCTTTAGATTTCATGAATGAATCTAAAGCGTTGAAAGAATTGTTTTCTGATATGTACTCAAAGATTAATAGTTTTGGATTAAGGACAAGAAAATATAGTGATTTAACTCCAGCACAAGTTGCTCAAATAGAAAAAAATCTAATTGATAAAATTGGCGGTGTTCCAACAAATCAGCAACTTCGTGCTGAGTTTGTTGAACAGTTAAAAATAGACGACATCAGTCGCTCAAATATAATGATGGAAGAGATTGCTAAGATTCTGCGAGCACAACCGCCAACAAAGGGTAGAACAACCAAAGAGTTGGAAAAATTGCTTGAACAAAAAAGATTGCTGCAAGAACACTTCCCAGAGATTGAAGCAGTTTGGCTTGAGTCAAGGACTGGAAACATTAACCAATTGTTCTACAAGCATCCAGATGCTCTTTCTCTAGAGAGTGCTGTAATTCAAGAACTCCAAAAGGTTGGTATATACAAAGACTTCGGAAGACCTACCACTAGACGAGCCAGAGCAACAACGTTTACAGATGAGGGTGTAGAAGAGTACGTTCCAAAGACTTCAGAGTCTGCTGATTACCAATATCAAAAATTAAGAGGACACATCGAAAAATCCATTAATGAATTGATGGAAAAAACCAATAACTCGGATATTGCAAAAGACCTAAAAAACAGGTACGACGGAATCATCAAACAAATGCAAGTAGACAGAAAGTTGGCATCTGACGCTGCCAAAAAAGTTGTTGGAACAAAGAACCAACGTCAACTAAGGAAACGTTTGTCTGCTCTTGCTTCTTCGCAGGATGGTGAGTACGGCTATGTTGGAATGTTGAAGAGGACATTCCGTGGTAGCGAAAAAGCAATGACTGATTTCTGGGGAAGCATTCTTGGTGGAGAAGTTTATGACTTCTCCGCAACCAGAGGTGTTAGGCAGTACAGGACTGTGCTCGAATCTGATTCGTTCTTTGGTCGTCTTGACGCAAGAATCAACAGTAGAATTAACGGACTAACCACTCTTGTCGATGAGCCAAACTTACCTACAGAAGTTTTGCTTGATGGAAAAGTTGGAAACTTTGTTGATGGCAAATATGTTCCTGGTGCTTGGTTGCTCAGAACAGAACTGCGTGGACCCGCAGCGATGGCTAACGCATTGGAAGAACATGCAGATGACCTACTTCGAGTTATTGGAGAGGGCAAGGATTACAACTCCGAGTTAAGGGCTACAGAAAGAAAACTAAAGAGAGCAACGGAAAGGGCTGCAAAGCCTGTTGAAGAACCACAGAAGGTTGCCAAAGAAGCGGCAAAGAATATTGTTATTCAGCAACAACTTGACGATGTTGCTTCAACTCCGCAATACATTCGTGCGCTAAAGCGAGAAAGCGAACACAGATTCGCTTTGCAACTTGCACGACTAGATGAGGAGTCTGCAGTTGCTTTGGGATTTACCAGAGCAGAATGGAACTCTCTGTGGGACGACCCACTACGACCAACGAACATAGCGAGCATACGTTCACAAAGGAATGCATACCTTGGACAGAGGAAAAGACTTCTTCAACAGCGTGGTTCTTTTGCAAGAACTGGTAAGTCAACTGTAGGTTTTGATGACAGGTTGCAAAAGATTGACGACAGTCTTCTTGCCGTAGAGGAGCAATTGCTTCAACACGATTCAAGGACTTCTGCTCTAAACAAGTTTGCTCAACTGCATGACGCATTTGGTGATATTAACTTCCAGGAAAGCATCGGTCTAAAGCCAAAGAAAGTAACCAAGACCAAAGTTGACGACTTGGGCTATGGCGAAAACATGGCGAATAAAGGTTCAGTTTTAAAGAACGAACCTTACACATCCGATGAAGCAATAAGAGAGTTTGTAAATCAACGCACCAAATACAACCAAC